GTGACCTTCATGGCGCCGGTGAGTTGGATGTCCGCCGTCCGCAGCGAGGAGGTGAGCGCGTCGTAGCGGGTGAAGGCGCGCCGCTCGTACTTGCTGGTGAAGCTGTAGGGCGAGTTGGCGGAGACCCCGACGGCGAAGCGGTCGCCCACCGGCGTGGCGATGGCGAGGTTGGGGACGACCCCCGGCGGGATCGGCTTGAAGGCGCGGGGCGCGCCGCCTGCGGGCAGGGTGGTCCCGCCCGGATAGGTGACGGTCGAGCCGGCGTCGGTCAGCTGGCTGTCGATGATGATCCCATGCGCGCCGACGTACGCCTCCCGACCCGAGCGGGCGATGGCGGCGGGATTCCACCACAGCGAGGCGACGCCCTGGTCGGCGGCTTCGCCGGAATAGGCGCGACCCGTGCCGCGCACCGATTGTTCCTGGAGGTAGAAGCCGGCGGCGTGCGCGTGGGCGGCGAAGCCCAAGGCGACGAGGCCCGTGCAGGGGAGCAGACAACCTTTTTTCATGGCGATCTTTTTTCCTTCCCTGACGTGCGCACCCTAGGGCGCTACAACGGAACGATCGATCCTGGGTTGCTGCAGGCGAAGCTTGTAAGGGGACAGATGGTTCTGGAGTCACGGGACCAACCGGGACGAGGCGGGACCACTCGGGACAAAACCCAGTGAAAACGGGGGCCTGGCGGCGCGCGGGCGGTGGCGCGCGGGCGCAGGCCGTTGTCCCGGCCGCTGCGGCGAAAAGGCCGCCTCCGGCGCAGTTAGACAGTCAAACCCGGAACGCGGCTTAGACATTCGAACCGCCTTTGAAGGTCGTTCGGGCGCCCGCTGAGCGCCGTTGAATCTTCATGTGAAATTCGTTCAAACGGTGGCTTCGCCGCTCGGGAAGGGCGCGCGCACAGCCAAGGCGTGAGGCGGCCGAACTATGAAGCGAACTGTGAAGTTGGCTTCACAGAACGAGCGGAACTTCACACTTCCTGAAAGTCCAATAGCGGCAATGGCTTAAGCGGTGGGCCCGGCCCAGCCTCGGAGTGTGCTGTCCCGCCGAACTGTGAAGTCGGTCAGGCCGCTGAGCCGCTGGCCATCATGCGCATCGTCAATCGATCACGGATGTCTTCCCGACGCTGCCGGATCATGCCGCTCAACATGAACAGGTCGAGGAACACCCAGATGAAGCCGCCGATGATGGTGATGTTCGACAGCAGGAGCAGCAGCCCCGATGTCGTGCGGCCGAGGTAGAAGCGGTGGGCGCCGACCAACCCGAGGAAAATGAGGAGCAGCCAGGCCACCCCCGCCGAAGGCCCATCGTTGGTGACGCGCTGTTCGACCAGCATCATCTGTTCAGTCGTAAGGCTCATTCTTCATCCCCCAAGAAATGCGCGGGTCCCCGCGGAGCACAGCCTGCGCCATAGACAGCTTGACCATTCACAAGCGGCTGGCAACAGGGCTCAGTCCGAACCGCGCCAGCACCTCGCCGACCGGGAACGAGTCGCGGAGCTGCGCTTCCTGCAGCGAGAGGGCGGGCGCGTGTTCGTCGTCGGTGGAAAAGCCGCGCAGCGTCAGACGGCGCACGACCAGGTTCCCATCCAGGCTCAGCACGTACACCTTCCCAGGCTCAAGGATCAGGGCGTTCCGGCAGATGATCGGCTCGCCCTTGGTCGCCACGCTGGGCAACTCGTCGGTCGGCATGTTCGTGACCCACAGGTTCCTGGCGGTCCCCAGCTGATTGTTCAGCAGGTGTCGCGGGACCGGATAGGTGTGGGTCAGCGTGTTCGACATCGAGGCGATGGCGCTCTCAAAGGCGTAGTGCGGCAAGAACACCCAGTCGGCTTCAGACGCATCGAAGAGTCCTGAGCCGGACGAGCGCGGCGGGGGCTCGGGCGCGGTCATCTGACCTGCACCAGTCAGCAGCCAGGCGAGATTGACTTCCAGGGCACTCGCCAGAGCGATCGCCGACACAATTTTTGGTTCGGTGCCCTCAAGCTGATTGCGGACGCTTCGGTCCGGGATCCCCGCTTTCTTGGCCAGCCACGCTGGCGTTACCCCCTTCGCTTCCAGCGCGGCTTTCAGACGCGCCGCGTATTGCGCCGCCACTTGTTGACCATCGTCGCCAAATTTGGCAAACTTCTGCTTCGTTTGGCGACTCATAGGAAGACGATGGCGAGCCCGCGTTTCCGCGACCAGGAAGACATCAAGGCGGAGTTGCGCCGTCGCGGCCATAGCTGCGCCGCCCTCGCGCGCGCCAACGGCGTCGCGCCGAGCGTGCTGCGCATGGCGTTCCTCGGTCCCTCCCCAAAGGGCGAACTGATCATCGCTAGGGCGCTTCGCATGAAGCCTCACGAAGTCTGGCCCGACCGTTGGACGCCGGACGGGGGCAGAATTTATGACGAACGTCGGAAGCATAGCCGCCGCGAGCGTGCCGCCCAACGTCTAAACGACGGGGCGCGCTAGACATGCTCGCCGACGCCCACGCTCACCAGGCGCGGTGGGGGTACCTCGGGGCCGCCGGCCCTGAGCGCTCCGTGGCGATTAGCGACATCGAGGTTGGCGACAGGCTGCGCCGGCTGGACGAGGGGTTCGTCGCCGATCTGGCGGTCTCGATCGCCGAAACAGGCCTCATACAGCCCATCGTGGTGCGGGCCGTCGAAGACGCGGAAGCCTATCGCCTGCTGGCCGGCGCGCACCGCCTGGCTGCGCACCGGCGCCTGGGGCGGGACACGATCCAGGCCCGTGTCGTCACCGTCTCCGATCTCGACGCGATGCAATTCGAGATCGACGAAAACATCATCAGGGCGGCACCCGGTGGGCTCGAATTTTTCAGCTTCATCGGCGAGCGAATGGAGATCTTCGCCCAGCGCCACCCGGACCAGGTGGCGTTCGAGCCGAAGGGCGAGAAGCGCGGCCGCGGCCGGCCTCCGAAGAATTTTGCAGCCCTTCGCAAAATTCCCGGGGGGCGCATCCGGACCCTCATGGGGTTCGCAGAGGAGGTCGCCGGCGAAACGGGACTCTCTCGGAGGACGATCTATCAGGCGGCGCAGGCGTGGGCTGCACTTCAGGACCACGATGCGCAGCTTCGCGACCTACCCATAGCCCGAAGCGCGAAGGCGTTGCTTACGCTCGCCAAGGCGCCGCCCGAGCTTCTCGGCGCGGCCATCGAGCTGCTCGCCGCTGGCGAGGCTGAAACGGCGGCCGACGCGCTGGTGATCGCGGATGGCGGCGTCCCTGCGGCACGGCGAAACGTCCCTCAAACGACCGTCGACCAGGAGTTGAAGGCGCTCAAAACCGCCTGGAAGAGGGCGCGGCCGACCACCCGGGAGGCCTTCATCGACTTTCTGATGGGCGCGCCCCTGCCGAAGGGCGTGCGGATCACCCGTGATGCGTGACTTTCGCCCTGCATCGCGGCTGGCGCTCGCCCTTTGCCGAGCCGCGCGCCGGATCGACCCGCAGGCCGTCCTGGTCACGGCCACGTTGATCCAGTTCGAGGCGCTGTGGGAGGGCTTGACGGAGGCCCAGCGGGCTCAGGCTCTTGAGCACATGGCGCGGGACGCCGCCGAACTCGGCTGGCGTCTGGAGCGCGCCGATGGGTGAGGCGGCCCCCACACTCAGCGCCCGGCCGATGAGTGATTGGCCCACGCTCAGCGCCGCCGAGGTGGTGATCATTCGCGGCTGGTACGCCTGGCATTCGCTCGACGACATAGCCGAGCGCGTGGGCGTCAGTCGCAACGCCGTCGCTCGGCAGATCAGGGCCATGCGTGAGCGCGGCCTGGTGATTACGGAGCGGCCGAAGAACTGGCACCGTCGAGGCGCCCAGGAGGCGGACCTTGGCTAAGCCTCGCCGCCATCCTGACCAGCGCGACCTGTTCGAGGTCGCCGACATGGTCCCGGTGTTGGCTCCGCGCACGTTGCCGCGGGCGCTCGACTTCAACCGCCAGATCTCGATGGCGATGAGCGAGGCGATCCGCGAGAGCGGCCGGACGCGCGAGGCGCTCGCGGTCGGGATGACGGAGATCCTCGGCTACGAAGACGACAATCGCGTCACCGTGGCGATGCTCAACGCCTACACGAGCACCGCGCGGGAAACCCACACCATCAGCCTGGTCCGGTTCGTCGCCTTCGTGCGCGTCACCGGCTGCACCTGGCTGTGGGACGTCGTGCTCCACCCCGAGGGCCTGGTGGTCCTGCAGGGCGAGGAGGCGCTGCACGCCCAGGCCAGCCTTCTGGAAAAGCAGGGCCGCGAGCTGCTGGAGCAGGCCGAGGCCGCCCGCAAAGCCGCGCCCTCCAAAGTTCGAGTGCCTCGGGGGCGCGTATGAGCCGAGCAGGGGGGAATGTGGGGCGGGAATGGTATTCGGCGGCCGAGCTTGCGGCGCTGAGGCTCCCAGGCCTCGCCAGCACCAAACGCGGCGTCCTGGACATGGTCCAGCGCGAAAGCTGGCTCACCCGGGAGAGCAATGAGGTCGGTCGCCAGGCGCGCCCCCGGAAGGGCCGCGGCGGCGGCGTGGAGTTCCACGTCTCCCTGCTGCCCGAGGCGGCCCGCGCCCAGCTGGTGCAGCGCAGCGCGCCGGTGGCGGAGCGCAAGGCGCTGGGGCGCGACAGCGCCTGGTCGCGCTTCGACCGACTGCCCGACAGCCTGAAAGCCGAGGCCCGCCGGCGGCTGGCGGTCATCCAGGAGGTCGAGGCGCTTGTCCGCAATGGGCTGAAGAAGTCCGCGGCCATCGAACTGGTCGCGGGCCAGCGCCGCCGAGACGCCCAGCTGACCGGCGGCCAGGCCGACTGCTCCGAGAGCACGATCTACAACTGGATGGGCCTCGTCGAAGGGGTCGCTGTCGCCGACCGCGCGGCTTTCCTGGCGCCGGCCTATCGCGGGCGCGAGGAGACCGCAGGCTGCGATCCGGAAGTCTGGCTGGCCTTCAAGAGCGACTACCTGCGGCCCAAGCGGGGCTTCGCCGCCGCCTACCGCCTCGCCGCCGACCTGGCCACGCGCAGCGGCGCCGCGATCCCATCTTGCAAGACCCTGCAGCGCCGCCTGGAGCGCGAGGTCAGCCGCATCACGATCATCCTGCTGAAGGAGGGCGAGGACGCCGTCCGCCGCGAGATGCCGTGGATCGAGCGCGACGAGCTGACCTTCCACGCCCTCGAGGCGGTGAACGTCGACGGCCACAAGTGGGACGTCATGGTGGACTTCGGCGACGGCAAGCCGGTTCGGCCGATGATGGTGGCGATCCAGGACGTCTACAGCCGCAAGATCCTGGGATGGCGGATCGCGCGGTCCGAGAACGCGAGCAGCGTCCGCCTGGCCTTCGCCGACGTCTTCCGGACCTACGGAATCCCGCGCCTCTGCTTCTTCGACAACGGCCGGGCCTTCGCGTCGAAGTGGCTGACAGGGGGCACGCAGCAGCGGTTCCGGTTCAAGGTCCGCGAGGAAGACCAGATCGGCCTGCTCACCGGGTTCGGCGTGCAGGTCCACTTCACGACCCCCTATTCAGGCCAGTCCAAGCCGATCGAGCGCGCCTTCCGCGACCTGGAGGGCGAGATCGGCACCAGCGCCGCCTTCCAGGGCGCCTATGTCGGTAACAACCCCCTCGACAAGCCGCACGACGCCAACACCCGGTCCATCCCGATCGAGGAGTTCGAGGCGGTCCTCCGCAACGGCATCATCGCCCACAACCGCCGCGCCGGGCGCCGCACGAAGGCCTGCGCCGGCGTGCGCTCCTTCGACGAGGTGTTCGCCGAGAGCTACGGCCGCGCCCTGATCCAGGTCGCCACCGACGAGCAGCTCCGCCAGGCGATGATGTGCGTGGAGGGCGTGACGGTGCGCCAGTACGGCGGCGGCCTGCAGCTGGCGGGCAACCGCTATTGGGCCGACTTCCTGCTGGAACTCGTCGGCCAGAAGGTCGCCGCGCGCTTCGACGCCGACGATCTGCACGCCGGGCTGCACATCTACAGCCTGACCGGCGTCTACCTCGGCCATGCGGAGTGCCTGCAGCGCGTCGGCTTCGTCAACCTGGAGGAAGGCCGCGAACGGCAGCGCCTCAAGAAGAAGCTGCTGCGCGCGGTCAAGGACCGGGCCGCCGCCGAGCGCGCCCTGGAGCGGCACGAGCTGGCCGCCCTCGGCCCTGAGTTCGAAGAGGAGCTGGTCGAGCGCCCGCTCGTGATCCGGCCGTTTTTCGGCGGCGGCTCGGCCGCGCCGGATCTGGCCGTCGAGGACGACGCCGACGCGCTCGAGCGAGCCGCCCAAGCCTTCAACCGCGCCGCCGGCCACCTCCGGGTGGTGGGCGAGGACTGAAAATAAAAACGCCCCGGGGACGCGGCCCCGAGGCGGTGAAGTCAAGACGAGCGGAGTGTAGATGAACATCGAGCAAGGGAAAACCCACTGGACCGGCGAGGAGCTAGACACGCTCCGCTCGTCGATCCGGGCGTTCATGGAAGCCCACGGGCTCAGCCAGGCCGACGTGAGCAAGGACAGCCTGGTGGCCAACACCACGCTGAGCCAGTTCCTCAACGCCAAGTACGCGGGAAACAACCAGGAGATCGCCAAGCAGCTGTCCCGCTGGCTGACGGCCAAGACCGAAGAGCACCGCCTTTCGTCGCAGGCGATCCCCGAGCCGACCTTCACCAAGACCAAGAATTCCGACCTGGTGATCGGCACCCTGCGCGCCGCCCAGGCGCTGGGCGACCTGGGCCTGATCACCGGGCCGCCGGGCTGCGGCAAGACCGCCGCGGCCCGCCAGTACCGGACCACGGCGCCGCGCGTAGACATCGCCACCGCCTCGCCGTCGATCGCCACCGCCGGCGCGATCATGCAGCAGCTGATCCGCGGGCGCGGTGAGACGCCGCGGGGCCGGGCCGGCGCCTCGAAGCTCGAGCTGACCCTCCACTCGCGCCGGCTGTTCACGGCCGGCGGCCTGGTCGTCATCGACGAGGCCCAATGGCTCAACATGGAGGCGCTGGAGGAGCTTCGCGCCATCCACGACGACACCGGCGTCGGCATCGTCCTGATGGGCAACGAGACGGTGCTCAGCCGGATCGAAGGCAACGAGCGCTCGGCCTCCTACGCCCAGCTCTACAGCCGCGCCGGCGTCCGCGTGCGGCTGAAGCCCATGCTGCCTGAGGACATCGAGGCGGTGCTGGGAAGCATGGGCGTGACCGAGGCCGGGGTGATCAGGACCGCCGTGGCCATCAACGCCAAGGACAGCCTGCGCGTCGTCGTGAAGGCCGTCCGCCGGGCTCACATGATCGCGACCGGCCAGCGCGAGAACCTCACCGAACAACACCTGCGCCTCGCCTACGCCGGCCTCGGCGGCGTGCTGGCGCGCTGAGCGGAGAACGGACATGAACACCCTGGACATCGCCCGCAACGGCCGCAGCGCGGCCCGCCAGATCCGGGCGCAGATGAAGGCTGGCGTCCTCACCGACCGCGAGCTGGAGCGCCTCCTCGACAAGGTCGAGCAGGGCTTCGACCAGATGATGGGCCGCGCCACGCGGCCCGAGCCGCCGCCGATGGTTTTGGTGCGGGGAGGCCGGCCGTGAACCTCGGCCTTCCCAGGTTCCACCGAGGCTGGGCCGTGGTGCTTTTGCCCCTCGGCGAGGATCCCCGCGAACTGCGGTTCGAGGCGATCCCGGAAAGCCGCCTCCTCATCGGCGACTTCACCGTTCTGCGCCGGCTCTCCGCTGGGCAGGCCTTCAAGATTCGCGATCGGATGAACGCCGACAGCCGGGAAGCCATCCGGTGAGCCGGCCCTGGAACCTTGAGGGCCTGCTCGCGGTGCGCGTCTTGGCTGCCGCCAACGCCCCGCTGGGCGCCATCGGTCAGGCGGTGGACCGGCTCGCACCGGAGATCGACCAGGCCCTTTGGGCGCTGGTCGGCCGCACGCCGGAGCAGGCGCTGGCGCGCCTGAACGGCGAGCGCGTTCAGGCCCCGCAGGCGCACCGTCTATGGCCGCGGATACAGGCCGTGCTCGCGAGTTGCGGAGCCACCACGATCGACGTCCTGGCGGAGATCCTGGCCGAGGACCCAGCAGACGTAGACGACGCGCTGGTCGCCGCCGCCTTGAGCGGGCTTGCCGACGCGGACGATCCGCCACCCCCGGCCAGTCGCCGCGGCGGCATGGCCTGGTGGCTGAGGCGCCAGGGCGTCGGCGCGGAGACCCGCCTGTGAACCCCGTTCGCGCCCTTCGACAGCTGGCGGCCTTCCGCCGGCTGATCCGGGGCGAGGAGCCCCAGGTCTTCGTGCACCGCCACGATCCCGAGCGGATCCGCGCGACCCAGCGCCGGGCGGCGCGCGAGGCCTGGCTTTCCCAACAGACGGCCGCGCAGCGCCAGCTGGCGGCCCCCTTCTTCGGAGACATCCATTGAACGCCCAGCCCATCCCCACGGACCTGAACACGCCGAGCCCGGCCGAGGCGCCGCCGCCCGGCTGCACCTGGGTCGGCGATCGGCTCTACATGACCGACACGAAGGGCCGCCTGGTGCCGCGCTCGAGCGTCAAGGCCATCGACCTCCTGCAGGACGAGACGGTGCGGAAGATCATGGCTTTCGCCGAGGATCTCTCGGCCCAGGTCGCCCGCTTCCGCCAACACACGCTGCAGGACATCGGCGACCTGATCGGCCTCCTGGCCCAGGAGTACGGTGTCGTTCGGGGCGGGGTGAAGGGCAACATCACGCTGATGACGGTGGACGGCCTGATGAAGGTCGACCTGGCCGTCGCCGATCGCATTGTCTTCGGCCCCGAGCTGCAGCAGGCGAAGGCCCTGGTCGACGAGTGCCTGATGGAGTGGTCCGCGGACAGCAACGCGGCCCTTCAAACCATCGTTCAAAGCGCCTTCAACGTGGACCGCCAGGGCTACGTCTCGCCGGCCGCGCTGTTCAGCCTGCTGCGCCATGACATCGCCGATCCGCGCTGGAAACGGGCGATGGACGCCATCCGCGATTCCATCCGCCCGGTCGGGACGAAGGAATACGTCCGGTTCTACCGCCGCGGCGGCCCCAGCGAAGCTTGGCAAGCCGTCACCATCAATGTCGCGGTCGCCTGATGGACGGCCAGTTCCTGATCGATCCGGCGCTGCCGGCCGCCTCGGCCATCGCGGTGGCCCGTGAAGAGGGCGGCCGGCGCGTGAGCCTCGTGCTTCTCGACGCGGCCAACCGGCCGATCGCCTACGCCCTGATCTCCGTCGAAAGCGGCCTGGCCATCAGCGAGGAGCTGAACGGCGAAGTGCGCAAGCTCCTGCAGTCGTGGGGAGGGATCAACTGATGCCCCTCACCGACAACCAGGTGCTCACCCTGATGAGCCTCGGCGTGCTGTTGGGCCGGGTCGGCCGCGAGGCCCTGACCGAGTTCGAGCAGGTGCTGGTGCGCGAAGTCTCGGAGCGCTGGGTTCGCGACCGGCGCGCAGCCCAGGTCACCGCCGAGGAGTGGCAGGTGGTCGAGCGCGCGATCGACGCCATGCGGGCCGAAATGCGCGAGCAGCTCGGCGAGCTGGCCGAGGTGCACGCCATATGAGCGACCGTCACCTCACGGCGAGCCGCATCCTCAGGGTGGTCGCAGACCAGGCCGGCTTGTCCGTCGAGGCGCTCATCGGGCGGGCGACGAACGGCAAGGGTCCGGCCGACGTAGCGCGCCAGCGGGCGGCATTCCTGGTGCGCCGCCTTCGTCCGCTGCTGTCGATGGCGCAGATCGGCCGCGTGCTCGGCGGCAGACGCACCGCCTCGGTGCGGGACGCCAGTGCCGCGGCGGAGGCGCGCTACGCGGAGTCGGCGGAGGAGCGCGAAGAAGTGCAGGCGGTGCTCGACGCCTTGGGCGTGACGCTGCCGGATGGAACGTGCACGCGGGGCCGCCGCGGCGCGCTCGACCGCCAGATCAACACCCTCGAGCTGCGCCTGGCGCGACTGCGCGCCGAGCGCGCGGCCTTGGAAGCCTGACGCCATGCCCGTCGTCGTCCCCTTCGCGCAGGACATCGATGTCACCGATCACGCCGTGGTCCGGTGGCTCGAGCGCGTCTGCGGGGTCGACGTCGAACACTACCGCGCCGAGATCCGCGCGGCCTTCGTCGCCGGCGGCCTGGTCCACATGAGCGGCCTGGCCGGCGCGGCCAACACCTACATCGATGTGCCCGAGCACCGCGTCCACCTGGTGGTCCGCGACGGGACCGTCGCCAGCGTCCTTCCCCATGACGAGGAGCCCGGCTGAGATGGCGGCCCTCGACGATCTGTTCGCCAACCCCGAGCTGCAGCCCGGCTGGCGCGCCCCGACGAAGGGCGATCACGTCTGCCATGTCTGCAAGGGCGCCGCCTGCTACGGCGAGGGCCGCACCTGGTGGTGCCGAACCTGCGTCCCGGCCGGCTTCCTTCCCGCCGATCGGAGCGCCCGATGACAACCGTCCGACTGATCCCCTGGCGGGACGATTTCCGCAGCGAGTTTTTCCAGCTGGCGCCAGAAGGCGGCGCCGCTCCGAAGACCGTTCAAACCTGGGTCAACCCCGCCCGCGACCGCATGACCCTGGTCGCCAAGTTCCGCCGGCCTGATGGCTTGGTGGTCAAGCTCACAACCCGCTGCCGTAGGGACGGCGCGGAATGGTTCCTGGACGAACAACACATCGACCTGCGGCTCGCCTTCGGAGGCGACCAGTGAACAAGCCCCGCTATCCGCGCTCCAGCTGCTGCGTGCCGTTTTGCAGGCGCACCTCGACGTTGTTCTCCGGGGAATGGGTCTGCGGCGCCCATTGGAGGTTGGTCGACCGCGGCCTGAAGCGCTTCCGAACGAAGCGCCTGAAGCAAATCGGCCGTGCGCTGGAGACGGCGGAGGCGCTGGTCGCTGTCGCCCAGGCTGATCTCGCCGGCGGCGGCCCCGAGGCGGCAGTTTGGGCGGCGGCGCATCGGGCCTGCAACGCACACCGCCGGTGGCGTCGCACCGACCGCGCGACCTGGCGGCGCATGAAGCACCAGGCAATAACCCGCGCCGCGGAGCTGCCGCTATGACCGCCGCCGCCCGGAAACCCCAGGTGGGCGCCGACCGCCGCGCCATGCTGGCCAAGGTCCATCTGGCGGCCAAGGAGCTGGGCCTGGACGAGGACGCACGGCGCGACGTGCTTGAGCGCGTCACCGGCCGGCGGTCCTCGGCCGACTGCACCGACGATCAGCTTGACCAGGTGCTCGCCCACTTCCGCGGCCTGGGCTGGAAGCCGAAGACCGGCGCCGCGCCGAGAACGGGTACGGCGCCCGTTCCCGGGCGTACCCCGGCCACCAGCCCGGTCGCACGAAAGGCGCGGGCCATGTGGCTGTCGTTGTGGAACCTGGGCGTGGTGCACTCCGGCTCGGAGGCCTCGCTCGAGGCGTTCGGTAAGCGCCAGCTCGGCGTGGACCGCCTGCAGTGGGTCAATCCGGCGAAGGTCGAGCCCCTTTTCAAGGCGCTGAAGGCCATGGCCGAGCGGGCCGGCTGGTCTCAGGAGCTGAGCGCGCTCGTCAAGCCCGAGCGCCACGCCTGGACCCTGAAGGCCCGCCTGGTGCAGCGCCAGCGCGAGCTGCTGGGCGAGAAGCCGCTGTCGATCGCCGGCCTGGACGAGCGCGCCCTCGACCGTGTCGCGGCCGAGCAGGGCAAGCTGATCCGAGCGATGGGAGCGGACGGCTGATGCCCTGCAACACGGTCAAGCTCCCGACCGGCGAGACGGCGATCGTCTGCACCTCCAGGCGCCGCCAGAGATGCGCCTGCGGCAGGCCTGCGACCAAGCTCTGCGACTGGAAGGTCAAGGAAAGGGCGAGCGGAACTTGCGACCGGCCGCTGTGCTCGGCATGCACCCACGTCCCCGCGCCCGACAAGGATCTCTGTCCGCGACACGCCGCGGAATGGCGGTCACGCCGGCGATGATCCCGATGGCCAGCTTTGATCGCCAGGACCAGGCGGAGGCCGAGGCGGCCCTGACGGCGGCCCGCGCCGCGCGCGCGGTCGCGGTGCGCGGCGTGCTGATGGCTTCCCGCGCCAACCTCGGCCGGCGGCGCGAGCAGCTGGTCCGGGCCACCACCGCCATGCTCGAAGCCGAGTTGGTGTTGGCCCGAGTGAAGGCGGGCATGTCGTGAGCCGCTTCACCGGCCTCCTGGCGGAAATCGCCCGTATCGCCGGCGCGTCGGCCGCCACGCGCCTGGCGCTGGCCGCCGGCGGGACCGAGATGAAGTTTTCCCCGCACCCGAAGGCGGCGCTGGCGCGCATCGTCGGAGCTGAGGCCGCCAAGGCCATCGTGGCCGAGCTGGGGCCGGAGAAATACACGATCCCCATGGCCCACCTTCGCGGTCAGCGGGGCCGGCAGGCCGCAGCCGCCCGGATGCTGGCGGATCGGGCCTCGGCCAACGACGTCGCCAAGGCCTGTGACATCCATGAACGGACGGCCCGGCGCATTCGTCAGCGGATGAAGAGTTCGGCGGCGATGCCGCTGTTCCCGGAGGACTGAGCCGGACATCTGTCCGGGGCTAAAGGCCCCTGAAGCTCGGCCATGCTGCGCACGACAAATCGGCCGGCGCAAGCCGGCTTTCGTGTAGGCCGACCAGTGAACGCCCCGACAGTAGCCCAGGTTCCGAACCAAGCGGTCGATCCGTGCGCGATCACCGCCGGCCTGCTGATGGCGGTCTGCCCGCTACTGCGCGCCGACGAGGCCGCCGTTCACGCCGCGGCTCTGGAGGCGGCGCGCGGGCTTGCGGACCTGACCACGCCGGGCCGCGTGCGGCACTTCCTGGCGCAGTGCGCGCATGAGACCGGTGGTTTCAAGCGGCTCGAGGAAAGCTTCGTCTACCGCGATCCCGCACGGCTGGATGCGCTGTTCAGCGCGGTGCGCGACATCCATCACGCCAGGGGGTTGATGGCTGGCGGACCCGCCGCCATCGCCAATTGCGTCTACGCCTGCCGCATGGGCAACGGCGACGCCCGCTCCTTCGACGGCTGGAACTTCCGGGGCCGCGGCTATCTGCAGGTCACGGGCCGGGACAACTACCGAGTGGTAGGGAAGGCCCTCGGCCTGCCCCTCACCAACGAGCCCCATCTGCTGGCCCAGCCGCCGATCGCCGCGAAGGCGGCGGCGGAATACTGGCGCGCGCACGGCATCAACGGCGGGGCCGACGCCGACGACGTCGTGGGCGTCACCCGCGCCATCAACCCTGCGCTGGCCGGCCTGGATGACCGCACGGCCTGGCTCGGCCGCTTCCGGGCGGTCTACCCATGAGAGCCGCCGCCCCCAACCTTGCGGACGTCCGTTGGACCTGGCGCCGGGTTTTCGCCCTCGT